TCTTTAAGTTTCATCGATTTGAATGCTTTTTGAGCGATTGCTTCGATTAATTTATTCGCTTCATCCGAGCCAACTTCTGCTTTAAGCAATTTAGCTAGATTATCGGCAACGTAGCGTTGTGCCACATCTTCAGCTTTTTCGGTAATTACCTTTAAGGCTTCAGCTTTTTCTTGTTCTGGGGTTAATGTTTCCGCCATGATTTTTTAATTTAAAAAGTTTGAATAAAATGATTTTTCTTTTTGACTGCTCGATGGCGGGTCGGTATTTAAACTGCTCTTAGGCGGGTTATACATTCCTGTAAGTTCGTTCGAACCATCGGTAACACAACTAATTTCGATTAGTTTTGCTTCCTTAACTACCCAAAAATAACCTTTCTCAAGTGCCTTTTCTGGATTGCCTAACAATGGAAAATATTTATTCCATGCATCGAACTCTTCTTTATTTTCTTTATTGTTAACAGCTAAAAAGATTTTAACATATTGCATTCCTACACTATGTTGGTCTATTTCACCATCTTTATAACTGTCGAATATTAAATTATTATAAGACTTTCTGATTGCGCTATCACCTAGCAAAGCCATTGTTTGACCTACTTTGTTAACACCTACATCAGTCCAATTTACAACTTGCTCATAAACCTTTGAGAATTTACCAACTTTAGCCGTTAACATTGGCACGTGATCGTGACGGTGATATATACGCCCGTTCTTATCTTTAATGGACTGGCCGAATAAATTATTCAAATGAACGTCATCATGACTATCCATCCAATTATAAGTGTTACCCACAATAGTCCGATAAATAACCTCGTCCGTATCTACCATATCAGAAGTAAAGCCCTTAGACACCAAACCGCTATCAGCAACCAATCCAGTAACAGGTATAAAGTTTTTAATAGCCGACTTTTTAAGGTCGATTAATTCGGTCTTATTCTTAATCAAGTAATCAATTAAATCCTTTTTATCGGCAAACTCTGGAAGCTCTATCTTCATTTTCTGATTATTTGATTTTCTTTAACCTGTTTAGTCTTTATGGATTTAATTTCTTCTACCTCTTTTTGAGTTGGAACTTTTGGTTTATCGCTCATAATGTAACGGGTTTATTACACAAATATAGTTAATTATTGTAATTATCAAATTTATTTAAAATTAGCTAAATATGCCTCCATATTTTACCGTTCCAAATTCTTTCAATAGTTGCCCTGCTTACGCTAAAATTTTCTACTAACTTATTTTTACTTTCTATATCTCTTTTTGAGTTTTTTATAACAATAACATCTTCGTTTTTTAATTTAGACATGGTATTATGTTCTCCACTTGAGTTTTTTAACCCAGTCGAAAAAGCATGATTTTCATTTTCTTGCCTAGTAACCCACTCTAAATTTGACAATTCATTGTTGTGTTTATTGCCATCTTTATGATTTACAAACTCTAAATGGTCAGGATTTTCTATAAATAATTCAGCAACTAGCCTATGAATAGTTTTATTGTTTCCCGTCCCTAAGCAAACGGCTAAATATTCTTTATTCCAAGACTTTTGTATTTTCTTTGGCTTCGCCTTTACTGATTTTATCACCTTTGTCCCGTTTGACCTAACGTATTCGAATGATTGTTCTTTAGTTCTAACATTACCTAAATTACTAACTTCATAGACGCATTTAACACCTAAAACTTCTTTCCAAACTTCTAGCATTTTTGTTGATTTTAAAGATTATGTTGCTATTGAAAAAAGCCGAAATGCTCAACGTACACTTTCAATAAGGCAATTACTCTTATCTATCGGCTCTTATAAAGATAATGAAATATTATGAATTTCTGTTACCACTTGCGCCAATTAGCTTATCTCCAACTATTCTACCTCTTTTAAGATAAAAATTGTATCTATTTTCTGACATATAAGAAGCTGTACATCTACATCCGATTCTTTCTTCTGGAGGTAATACTACATCCCCTGGGCGTAATGCCTCAAAGCCACCAACACTATAATAATCATCTATAAGAACTATAGTGTCGTTTTCTGCAACATGAGTAGGACGTTCTTTTTTATCATTTCTGCCTAACCATACCTTTCTGCCTTGACCGCCAACACTATCTATGTAACTTCTTGCGCCAATATCCTTACCTAAATTCGAGATCGTGCTTGCTTCGGTGCGCGATATAACACCCGTTCTAAGTCTCATTTTACCGTTCAACTCCTTTTCAAATAACCTAATCGAACCATCCCAATCTAATCCTAACGCTAAAGTGTCACCTAATGCTTTCTTGATGATTTCAATCGTAGTTTCGTTCAATTCACGGCTAATTCGATAAGTATAGCTAAGTGCATAATCACGTAATAACGAAGTCCAAACATCAAGTAATAACTCGATTGCACTTGCCTTTTCTTGATAGCCTAATTCTAAATTACGTTGACGATAAAACTCCTTTTTAGCCATTCGCATACCGATTAGATTATAAACATCTAAATAAGTGCGTCCCCAAACATTCGGGTTAATAGGTGGTATTAAAGCCATATTCAAGGCTTCTAATCCAAATGTTTTAGCATAATCTAAGGTAGGTTGAATAGTCTGTTTTAAGGCTTTACGAAAATACGAAGCAACTTCCTTTGATGCTGTTTTATGGAAGCGTTCAAAATCGATACGTTCCTGCTTAAATTCGTTAGTTTTCCGTTTCGCCACTATCGATTTGATTAATGTTTAATTGTTCGTATAATTCTGGAAATTCATCTTTTAGCAGGATAAACGCATCTTCTAAGCCTTGCTTATAGGCTTTGACTAATAATGATGCATCAATGATTAATTCCAGTTTAGCCATTATAATGTGGTTGTCTCACTATCATCTACATCATCAGTCGCTAGTAAATCATCTAAGGTAATCAACCCACTCGGCACTAAAATAGCTTTACCTGCATCCCCTCCTATTTCATCATAACCGAATACCGCTCTTAACTCATCATTACGCAATAAAGGAGAACCGTAAACCTCTTTCATTAACTTTAAATCGGGTGCTAATTCCGAAAACTCGGTTAAGTCGTGACAGGCGATAATTTCGGGCCACCATTGTTGAATTTTCTGATTTAACTTTTGATCGAACTTTCTTAGCTCGGAAATAACAAGATTAGTTACTAATGATTTATAGCCTACAATGATTGAATTTTCGCTAACAGATGAGGCCGCTGGAGATAACGCCCAAGGAACGCCAACAATCGTAAAAATAGACTTCCATTGCCCATCTTCTGCTTTAATAGCGTCGTTCTCGACTAGAGTGTCGCCAAATTGTTGAACGTTAACATATCCGTTCGAAAAGTGTATCTTTTTGTAATTACGAATACCTTGATAATCTCTTTCTACACTTTGTTTTAAAACCTCCATTTGCGGAGCCGTCATTTTTTCGACTGCTTCACCATCTTTATCTAGTATAATATCAGAACTCAATATAGTACCACGACCGCCATTAGTAAAGGAAGCCCCTTGCATTTCGTTGTTAGCATTATTCAAGCTAATATCCATCGACGAAATAACGTCAACACCTAAGCCCCTCATTTCACCTATATTCGGGTTCCAATGCGGTAAATGAAGTAAGTTTGATTTAGGTATAATAAATTGGTCACCGTTCCATGCAGTAAACCTATACTCCAAAATTCTATCATGTTTATCATAAGAGCGTATAGGCATAACTTTGCTTCTAGGCAAAGAATGAACACGATATGGCTTTTTATTTCGGCTTGTTTCTCCTAAATCCTCAAAGAATAAATAACCGTCTCCAAATCCGTAATTATGCCAAAAATCTTCCATCATTTCAATTCCAGATTGATAGCCGTTTGGATCGTCGAATAGTTTATTTAATTCGTGGTCTTCTAATTCAACTAAATTTAAAGCCTTGAATGCTTTTCGGTTTTCATTTGAAATAGACTTGGAATAGAATTTTTCAAGTTTAGCAGATGATTGCGGTTTTTTCTTGCTGAACATAATCGGTGCTTCAGTTAGCTTCCGAACTAATATGTTTGTTGCAGAATAAAATATCTTATTTGAATAGGCTTGATTGCCGTCTAATCCCCATGAGAATATTCTTTGGCTCATCATGGACAGTCCAGTACCGAAATTTGGAGCTATATAACCCAATGATTTAATTACAGGTTCAAGCACCGCCTTACCTACATTTTTAACGTACTGTTTTATCTGCATACAACAAATGTAATCGTTTTGTTACAATATTGCAATATAGCAAATTAACTACTCATTACGGTGCGTTCTTTTTTGGCTTCTTTAGCAAAGAACTCTACCATTCCTGTTAAACCATCCTCAATATCATCGTTTGCGTTTTTGCCCGATTTTAAATAACCCGTTACGTGTTTATAAATCAAAGGAAATCTAGTTTTCCAATCGTGAGGCATATAAACCATATTCGTAACCTTTGCAGAATTATTGAAAATACGAACCTCTTTATTATCGGATTGATGGAATGTTTTGAACTTAGTTTGAAGATTACCTATTTCGCGTGTTTGTTTTTCTACCGCCCTGGCAAATCCTTCACCTCCGTTATTGCTCTCGAATATCGCAAAATCAACCTTATATTTAGCTAATTGCGTT